GGTCAGGACTTTGTCCTTCCATTTTACCACGTGAATAACTTACAAAAAATGAACAATAATTTATAATATCAATACATGAATCTTCAAGTGATTCAAAGTTTGGTTTATAATTAGGGTCATCTTCCATAGCTTCAATTACTGAATGCATACGTAATATTTTTGCATGCATTGTATCTAATATGGTTGAACATCCATGTGGATAATAATCAGCTTGACGAATCCTAGAATTAGGATTTTGATAATCGTTTGATTTTTGTTGTTGAAGTTCTGCAGCGGCCTGCAAAACTTTTAATGATTCTTTCATATACTACTCCATTTAATATAGTTATATTATATCATAGTTATAGGCTAAAGTAAACAGCTTATGTAAATCTTTTATGCTTTGACATAGCCACTGAATTATGATATAATGCATCAGTTCTTTCATCACGTATGTTTGTAATTTTTTTACAATTGTCGAGGAAGTAACACCTCATTTGTTTGATTGGTCCTAACTTAAAAGGTTCATATGCATCTTCACTTGTATGGTCCATACATTCATAAATGGTTGCACCTTCTTCTAATGATTCAGGAATTTTAACAAAATATAATATGTCAACATTATCTAATTTACGAAATTGTGAGCTATCAACCCAGAAACCTTGGTCTTTATTATTTAACCTAAATGTTTTTACTTCGTAGGTTTTTTCCCTTATAGTACCATCTTTTTTAGAATCAAACCAATCATCTGTTCGTTCTGCTTTAGGAAAAAATTCCTCTATTAATTGTTCGCCTATTTCACCGGTATTAATTGTTACTGTGGATGTATTCGATTGCACGATTTGCCTCCTTGTCAAAGGGTCTTGACTTATACCAATTACCATTTTCAAAGTCAATTTCCTTACATAATGTTGTGATTTCTTGAGCAGTAATAGGATATTTTCTACGTATTGCATTACCTGCAATTGAAACCATAATGGCATACATTTTTGCATACCAGCCTGTATCAGTTATTTCATTATACTCTTTAACTAATTTTTTATTAACAAATGGACAATCTCTATAATTATTCCAAGTCACACTTGTATTTGTTAATTCATTTTTACGATGAGCAAGTAATTGTTCACGAATAGCTTTAGGTAAATTATCTATTAAAGAACCTGACCTCTCAACATAATCATGTTTGCTTATAATTTCAAGTGGGTCCATATCGACACCATTAAAATTATTGTATATAAAATTATATGCACCTTCATATTTCCCAGGGACATAATACATACGGGATAAATCTTTTGTTTGAGGGTCACCAACATCTCCTAACTCTTTATTAAGAGCATACCAAAAATGTTTAATTGAATTATTAGGTACATCCTTCGTTAATGGGAAAACCATTCTAAATTTTGGTTTTTCATATGTAGATGATGCTGTGCTATAACACACATGGTTCCATTTACTATATTTTTCAATTATATCTTTGGTAAGAGTCTCACCATGCCAATCACCTTCATCTACATCTACTGCACACCAACCAGCCCAACCAATAACACTTTCATTAGAACGAGTTGTATCGTCTTGATATATTGCAGGGGATATTAAAGGTGCTGATTTTTTATCTTTACGAGGATATTCAGCTAAATCAAATAACATTTTTTCAAATACTACCCAATCTTCGAGATCCATTCGCTTATTTGTTTTATTATCAAATATTGATTTAAATAATGTTAATGACTTCATGTCATCTTTTCGATATTGCCTACTTTCCATCTTTTATATTCTGTTGAAAATTTAGTATGTTCATTAAGAGTAAGTTCATGAACAGTTTTATCTTTATACCTTTGCAACCATGTGTCATAGGTATGTGTTTTAGAAAATACCCAATCTTCGTGAGATAGTTTAGCCATAATTAATGTATTTTTGGTATATCAGGTGTTAGAATATCATCCCGACTTTTTAATATATGTTCAGTCATTAATTTAAATTCATCTTCAGATAACATGGCTTTATAAATTTTCATTGCTTGTGCCATCATTATTCCTGCAGCCATTAATGGTTCATTATTTATAGCTAATTTTTCAAACTTTTCATATAACTCATCCATTATTTATCCTTGCTTTTAGTTTTTTTACTTACTGGTTTTTTTGCGGTCATACCATTAGGAAAGTTTCCACTATCCACTGTTTTTTCTTCAACCAATTTTCCTTGTGGTCCATTACCTTTACCGAAAAAAGCTTCAGTTAAGGTTGGCCAATTTTTACTCCAACTATACATTATTTCTCCTTTGTTTTTAGTTTTTCAAATAAATCTACTTCATAATCTGGACGCCAACGACCTTTGCCTTCACTTGAAGAAACAGCTGGAAGAGAATCAAAATATATCTCTTTTGCGTTTGGTGTCCATTTAGTATTATATTTACCAGAAATTTCAGTTCTGGCTACATTAGCTTCCATTGCTTTCTTTTTTATATTTTCTGCAATTACTGCTTCTAATTCTTCATCAATATCTGGTTCAAATGCTGTTGGAATGATACCATGATTATCTTTATGAGTTGGTGATTTCCAACCTTCTGGCTTAATTAAATCTGGAATACCTAATGGATTTGGACGTGATTCTTTCACACCAACTTCCTTAGCCATATTTGCTTCTAATATTTCGTCCCAAGCTTTATGCGCATTAACGCTCATAGCATCTAACGTACCAATAGCAACAACGCAAATATCAATAAGACCATCAACAATTTCTTCAGCATCTTCCATAATAATTGCTTCTCGTGTTTCATCGTATTCCTCTTTAATAAATTTTAATCGGAATTCTAAGTATTTTTTAAGCTGAAATGGTGTGGCATGTTTAACCCATTCCCTAACACCATATTTTGTTTGCATACGATTGATATCATTTACCCAATCTGCGCTCATATTTTTTTCTCCATTATTATATTATACCATATTTTATGTGAAAGTACATACGTTAATTGAAAAAAGATTCTAATGTAATACTCTTTTCACTTTCCCAACCAACAGCGGTTAAGACAGGTTCTATTGCACTAATAAATGTTTTTTCGAATTGAAGATTATAATCTATATAGTCCTCAAGTTTAAATTGGCGTGGTAGATAATCAATAAATGCAATAACATTTTCTTTACTTGGATTTGGCTTTCGTAAATAAGTAAATTTTACTTTATCGCCACCATGTATTTTTTCTACTTTTTTCTGTAGCTTTTTGTCATCAATTAAATGATTATGCATTAATGCACCACGGACATGAATAGGTGTTCCCTTTTTATATATAGTTTCTTTATCAATCCATTTACGAATATTTTGAACTGAACGGGGGAATGATACTTCTTCAGCTGACGCTTTAGAGAATACATTCTTAAAATTTTGTATATCGGCTTGAACTGTTTCTTCATCAGTTTCAATAATTCTTTTAAACATATCTTTTAATGCTTGCCTACATATTGCAGGAGTACTTGATTTAATAGCTTCAATACCCATAATTTTTAAATGAGGATTTGTATAACGAACTCCCTCATTGTCATGCACGTTTAATATATATCTTTTCTTTGCTGTCCATATACCACGATCAGCAATAACTTCCCTACCCATTACCATCTTATTTTCTATACCACCAAGGGTATTATATAATTTATCGTAACATTTGGTGAGAGCATCTTCTAACACAGTAGAACATAATTTATCTAAAAAGTTAACAGGATTTTGTGGTTTATAACGTTTAACAAATTCATCAAGACACACATATACTGAATCAGTATCAATGGCAACTACATAATCTTTATCAGTTTCCAATGTTTCATTAAGATAATTGTTTAAATGTTGTTCAGCCCATTTGATAGTTGCTTGGCCAGTAAGTGTAATACCTTCAGCAATTCTCATATCAAAATATCTGAACCATTTATTACCCATCGCTCCATATAAACTATTAAGAAGAATCTTAAGAGCTAACTGTTGATTTTTAGCAATGGCTATTCGTTTTTCTAAACTATATTGTTCTGACTTATTAGCAATTAATTCTAATTCTTGTTCAGCCTTTAATTGTTTTTGTTTATGTTGAACACGTTCATTATAAATTTCTTGAATAATTTGAGGAAGAACACCTGGTTTACTTGTATCAAATCGGGTACCATTAACAGCTAAAGCAGTATTTGGATGAGTATTTTTAACTTTATTATCAAGTACAGATTCAACATTAACACCTAACTCATCGTCAAGTAATATAGTCTCGGGAGACATATTATATTGCATAATAATTGATGGGTATAGAGAGTTTAAGTCGAATGAACATACCCAATCATGCATTCCGACATGTGGTTCTTTTACATAACCACCGGCATATGAAGCCTTTGATGATTCTTCATTTTGTGGTATTGTTATATGTTTTGAATGTAAATCCCTATAGATTAATGAATCCCATATCGCCACGGTCCCTAGAACTGAATCATAGTTAACTCCACCTTTATAAGCCATAGTTAAACATAAGGTAATAAGACCAAGCTTATCTTCCATTCTGTCAATCAACTCTACATCTTTAATGTTATAATCAATAAATTTTTGATAATCATTGTCATGTAATTCATTTAAGTCTGAGGCTTCACCAAAGTCAAGCTTCTTCTCACCAAGAACTACGTTGGCGATATTGTCAAGTTTATATGATTCTTGTGGACCATAAGTAAATGCAAACTTTTTAAATATTGCAAGATAATCAAGACATGTAATACCTTTTATGTCATATTTAACACGCGTATTAGTACTAAATGGTTGTTGTACTTCGCGTTTGTCAATCATTCGCCAAGGTGATAACATTTTCTCTTTATTTCCACCATTGATTTTTGCTATACGATTTACAAGATATGGTATATCAAAAAATTCTATATTCCAACCAGTAAGAACATCAGGGGATGTTTTTGCCATGTGATATAAAAACTTATGAAGTAGTTCTCTTTCGTTTTGACATTTAATATAACGAACTTCATTAGTTTGCATTATAGATTTTTCTTTATCATAATCACCACAACCAAATGTATAATAAACATCATCTATATTATTTTTCGTTGTAATCGCAGTAACTTCTTGATCGGCAAGAGCTGGGTCTGGAAAACCATCTCCATATTTTACTTCAATATCAAGTGAAGTAACATTAATAAGACTACGGTCCCATTCAATATTGCCTGGAAATTCTTCATTAATGTATTGAGCAACATAATTAGTATTTCCATATATGTCAAAATTAGGAACATCTTTATATTGCTTCATAAATTCTGTAGCTTCACTCATACTACCAAAGTGTATTGGTTCTACTGGTGTGCCATTAAGCGCATGCCATTTAGTTTCTTTTTTGGATGTGACGTAAAGTCGTGGACGGAATGGAATAGTATATGAAACTTTAACACCATTCTCATAGCCTGTATATTTGATTACCTTACCGTGACGAAAGGCGTGCGTATAGAAAGTTTGTTGATTCATGGTTATATTATACCATAAATTGTATTAAAAGTAAACAGCTTATGTTACAATCCTAGGTTTTTGTGGTGTTACGACATTAGATGTCATTTTATTATAATTATTTATTAATTCATCAGTTGGTTGAACATTAAACATAATATGTTCTTCTTTAATCATTAATTCATTAATTTCACAATAAGACATATAAGGTATAAAACCTATTTGTCCTTCATTTGGTATTAAAAGTATTGGATTTTTAACAAACTTTCTTACTTCATTTTCTTTGAGTATTGTTACTAATATCTCTTCACCCGACGTAAGTCGGATTAATCTAACTTCATTCATCTGTGTGCCTTTGGTTGTTTTGATTTATAATCTTTGATTGCTGCTTTAATTGAATCTTCAGCTAAGACTGAGCAATGAATTTTAACTGGAGGTAAGTTAAGTTGTTCAACCACCTCTACATTTTTAATTTCTTGTGCGTCTTCAAGAGACATACCTTTTAACATTTCGGTAATAATAGAAGAAGATGCTATTGCAGAACCACAGCCATAACATTTAAACACTGCGTCCTGTATAATATCTCTTTCTACTTTGATTTGCAGCTTCATTACGTCGCCGCAAGATGGAGCACCAACCATACCAGTCCCGACATTCGGGTCGCTTAAGTCCATCTTACCCACATTGCGTGGATTATTATAGTGGTCTAGTACTGCGTCTGAATATGCCATAGTGCTCCTTAGTATTTATTAGCCTAGCAACAGCTTTTTAGCGTGCTTAGGCAAGTCACCTAAATTAATTGTTTGAGGCTTGTCCGCTTCTGGAATATCGTTCTCCAAAATTACAACAAGCATTCCATCTACAATATCAGCTCCAACAACTTTTAGTGTGTCGCTTAAAGTAAATGAACGCTCAAACGCTCTTGTTGAAATACCACGATGTGAGTATTCCCTTGTATCTGTTCCGGAATGTTTCTTACCGGAAATTGTTAAGACTTGTTTTTCAAGAGTTAAATCTATATCCTCTTTTGAAAATCCTGCAACAGCGATTTCAATTAAAAAATGACCATCATCACGTTTAATAACATTATAAGGTGGGTAACCAGCACCACGTGCCGCATCCATTTGCCTCGCAGGCAATGCTTCTAATGTATTAAAAAGTGATTCGAATCCAAGGAAGGTATCCCTCGGAAAGTTTCTAAATGCTAAGTTTGACATAATGTCCTCCTATTAAATAGCAAGGTTAAAAGTGTGGCTTCATGCCACGGTTAATGTAGGCCCTTACGGCATCCTACAAGTTTATTTATACAGGTTTCATTTAATTCCTATATTATATTTTGGACATAATTCCCAATCAGCTTTATCTTTATGGGATATTATTTTAATTTGGTTTAAAGCTGCAACTTCACCTACTGGTGAAACTGTTTCAAGTAGTCCCCAATCATCCATTAATTTAACAATTGTGTTCCTACGTCTAAGATCATTTTCTGTTAGGTTAGAAGGTTTTCCGTCTAACAAGAATAGTTCTTTAAAATGTGTTATAAAATATCTTCCTTGTTTATGAAGTATGTGGCAAGATTGATATAGTTTAGCATCCTTTTTAGAAGCTACGCCAATACGTGTTAATGTTTCACGTATTTTTAAAAAGTCATCTGGTTCTGCCAATATTACTTCTAACATCATCTCTGGTTTCCAATTGACCAGTTCATCGTTGAATTCCGCCATGTTGTATTCTTCCTCTAATTATTTTAAGGTTTTCATCACTTAAAAGCGGAAGTACATCACGAGCTTTTTCATTGCTATAACCATAAAACTTTTTTATAGCACTAATATTTTCAGATTCAATAGACTTATTCCACTTGGAGAAACGATTCCGCTTCCTAACAATATTTATAAGAAAATCGAATTGAAGACGTGAGTCTAGGTGGTGATATTGATTCATTTCATTCGCATATATCACTGTATCAGGAAAATAAGACAACCCACGATTAATCATAAAACTATTATAGTCTTTCTCATTTTCCAATATATCCTTTTTAGTAGAGGATATTGCTTTAATTATTTCAAATGGACTCACGATCGTGTTCATCCACAGCTTCACTTAAAAGTCTGCTCATCTTATGTAATAATTTAGCTGCTTTATCTAATTGCCACACCACATTAACCATAGCCAATGCGACAATAATAGATGCATAACTTGCCAGTTGTTCAACCATCTTGGTCTCCTATTTAAATTTAATTTGTGACATTATTTCTGTCATACATGCCACTACATTTAATTCATGATCTGCAACAAAACTATCTTTATATGAATAGTCAGCAAGTATAAGCACTAATTGTGGAACACTTGAAGCTTCGACATATGAAATCATATTGTCATAAACCATTCTAAATATTTTTGCGGATTCTACGTCCATGTTATCTGTAACCCATTTACGCATACCCTTAAAGTTTTTGTCTTTAAGATCGCTCATTAATTCCTTTACACTTGACTCAGATAGAGTAACAAGAATGCCGGTATCAATGGTACCACTCATTCCATATCTTTGACACTCATTAATGACACGTCTCCAATCTGGAATGTATTTCATAATCAGTTCAGCAAGAACCTGATTTTCGTATGTAATGTTTTCAGAATCAAGAATAAATTGAAGACGTTGCATAAAATGGCCTGCCATCTTACTTTTGTTTCCAATATTAAATTCATATATAGAACATCTTGAATGAAGAGGACCTATAATACGATTCTTAAAATTACATGTTAATATAAATCTACAATTTGTTGAATATTCTTCAATGAACCCACGCAATGCAGGTTGAGTAGATTGGGGATTGAGGTAATCAGCTTCATCAAGAATGACTACCTTTTGTCCACCTTGTAATGATATAGTACTTGCGAATTGTTTAATCTTACCACGTAGAGTATCAATGTTTCCATCTTCGGACCCATTAATCATCATATAATCTAAACCCATTTCATTACATAATGCTCGAGCGACTGTAGTTTTTCCAACTCCAGCCGAACCAGTGAACATCATATTGGGTAATTCACCTTTTTGAACTATCTCTTGAAATGTATCTTTTAATCCGTCAGGAAGAATACATTCTTCAATAGTTTTTGGGCGATACTTTTCTACAAATAAAAATTCTTCCACAAATACCTCATAATATAATTAAATTTTTAAGCTTCTACTTCATCTTCAGCGGGGGCCTCAGGGGCAGGAGCTTGAGCTTGTTGTGCTGCAGCTGCAGCTAACAAAAACTTTTCTAAACGATTACGTACTGCACCAACATCTGCTAGTTCAGCACCTTCAAATGCACCACGTTTAGTAACAATATCAATAATTGTAACGCATGCTCTAATGTCACTAACGTTTAAACCATCACCTGTTGGTGGTGGTGCCGTAGGAACTGGAGTATCTACTGCACTAGCTAATTCTTTATTGAATTGACCTTCATCAGTTTCAGTTTTCTTTGCCATAATAAGTTATTCCTTGTATGTTGTTGTTTTATCAAGAGCAACCCAATAATTGGTGTTGCCAGCTTTTACAGAAGCTACTTGCTTCTTATCAATTCCGAAGACATATTCATCGGATGGTTTGAATTTGAAATTGTTTATATCAAATACAAAATCAAACTCTGCAGTAGTATTTATACTACAATTTGCTACGTTTAATGTATATTCATTAGACGTTGGATTCTGTTTATCAAGAACTACGCATTCAATAAATTGACTTCCAGTTGAACTCATGCGTACACAAAGTTGATTAGCTTTAAGTGTAGCAGAAGCTTTACGTAGTTGTGATAATTCATCATGCGAAAGTGTAAAAATTAAGTCTTCGCATGGTAAAGTAATATCATTTGTTGGAACTGTTAAGCTACTAATATCACTAAAATGATATTTAAATGTTGTAATACCATCTGTAATTCTAACAAATTTTTGATTTTCATCAAATGATAATGTAGGGTCATCGAACATATTTAAACAACTTAAGAATTCACCTAAGTCATAAATGCCAAATTGATATGGCCATACGTACGGAGCTTCCGGTATAACATTGGACTTTGCCATAAGAGTTTTTGAGGTAGACATTGAACGTATCATACCATCTTCACCAAGAGCAATATTACTATTAATCGTTTGGAAGTTGCTCAATACTTCTTTTATTTCATTACTAAGTTTCATTATGTAGACTCCTTTAAGTCATGTTCATTCATTGCTAATAGAGTATAATGCATGATTTTCATTAAATCTTCACGATTTGCTCCGTTCTTTTTACCATATCTTGATGCGTATTTTAATACATTACCAAGACAAAAATCCAATCCCAACCCAGAGGAAGAGATTAAATCCATACTTTGTACACCATTTGGTGATGAATAATGTTTTGAATAAGTACTTTCAACATATTTAGTTAACTGTTTTATGTTTTCAGCTTCATTAAATTTCATATTATTAAAGTTCATAATATTATCAATTTCATCACTTGTTATATTATGAAGTTTCATTATCGTTTATTTTTATAAGAGGTTGATAATGTGAAGTATCATGATAATTTCCATCATGTTTAAATGTTCGTGTAACAGATTCTTTAGTCAACATACCATTAAGATTAATTCTATATGTAATTAGTTCTTGATATAAAACACCTTTGGTGCTTGTTTCAAATGCTGACTTTAATGGTCCTGGTTTCATCTTTTAATAAAATCAATTTCATAATAAGAACCTTCGTAATCAAATGTAATAGTTGAGTGTGAGTATTCATTAGTTGTAATAGACTTCTTACGTGTCTCAGTCTTACACACCATAGCTGTAGTTGTTGCACCTTGATTTTGTCCTTCTTCAGCACCAATCAATGCGCCAATTACTGCTCCTGGTACTTTACCATTCTCATCATCTATTGCATCACCAACAACTGCACCGAAGATTGCTCCCCAAAATGCACTATTCGCAATGTCGGCACTATTGCCTATTGTTACTTGTTGGTTTTGGCATACTTCAACTGTATGTGGTTGTAAATAAACAACTTCATGGAAGTGGTCTTTTATTACTGCACTATGTGTTATTGTACCTGCCATAACATGTGTTCCCATCATTAATAGGAAACCAGTCATAAACCATCCAAAACGTTTAACTTTTTCTTTCATTATTTTTTCTCCATTTAAATATAGTTATATTATATCATAAAAACTGGCTAAAGTAAACAGCTTTTAATAAATTTTTTTTCATAAGACGTGTCGCACATTGTTTATGCAGCTACTGCGTCAGTTATTTTCGCAACTAATTGCTTAGTGTGTTTTTTGTTTTTATTGAATTTTTTGAATTCATTCCTAATGTCTCTAATTGTTTCAGTTTTTTGAGGTTCAAATTCATCATCAACATGTTTTTGACCAACTTTAATTATAAAGTAATCATCATAACCTTTTTGTTTTTTCCAAACAAGGTGACCTTCTTTTCTCCATTTCTTTATAACATCTTTAAACTCTTTATGGTCTTTTTCTTCAACATCCCAATATCCTTGACCAAAAGAAGAAGCATCATGTGCCAAATGAAAACCAAACATTTTAGCACCAGTAAGTTCCTTAAGTCTAATTAAGCAATTTGTGTAAAGTTCTCTAGAACTACTTCCAGAAATAAGTTTACCATTAAAGTTAATCATTTTATTATTACGATGAGTTTTAACATTAGCATGTTCATCATCATTAATACCAATACTATCAGGATAACCATCAGTAAGTATCATAATATTTGTTTTTTGTATTGCATGCTTATTTTGAAATTCTCTAGTAAGCTTAGCAGCTAAAATCGTAGTTTGAATAAGTGGAGTTGAACCCATTGCATCAATTTGGTGAAGCATACCGCCACCTATATAATATTTAGCATCACGTCTATATGAATGAGCTTTACTTATACCAAATGCTTCTTTAGCAGCTTCATCAAAAGTTTTATTATTCATTTTTGAAGAAAACATTTCAACAACTTTTATTTTAGTTAGGTCATCTATTTCATTACCCTTAACTTTAATTTCGTCTTGAAGGTCTCTACCATGCCATCCAGCAGTAGTAAATGAATATACTTCAAATGGTATATGAACTTTTCTGCAAAACATTGCTATTGAAATTGCTTGGTTAGTTACATCTTCTATGATATCACACATTGAACCTGAAAGGTCCATAAACATCATTATTCCATGTGACTTAGCTTGAGCTAATTGAGTAGTAGTTAGGAAAATATCCTCAGAAGTTTTATAAGCATGAAGCTTTAATGGGTCAAGTTTTCCAGTCTTTGCACTAAGAGCTCTTGAATATTCAAAAGCTGCTTTCTTACGTTCAAAATCTTTAGCTAATAAATTAGCTGTAGAGTTTAAACCTGGCTTTGATTTTTCCCAATCTTCTGTAACGTTTGAATTACCATAAGCACTATATTCAATTTCACTTTGATTTTCTTCACACCATTCTATTCTCATAGCTGCTGCTTCTTTATAAGTAAATACAATTTTTTCTAAATTTTCTTCTGTAATTCCTGAAGAATACATAGACTGTTTTGACTCTTTATCATATTTGTCTTCTTTACTTTCAAGTAAATCTTTTTCGTTTTCTCTGAAATTTTCTTCAGTCCAAGGAGAATGTTTATCAGCTGGTTTTTCTTCAGTTTCAGATTCTTTACTTTC